TTTTCAGGCCGTACTTTCTGACCAGCGCGGATACCTGCGCCTTGCTCAGTCGGCGCTGCCGGCCGGCGACGTCATACCACATGTAGCTCGCCATTACAGAATCTCGACCTGCGTCACCGCGCGCTCGTCGCCCGGCGCGCACTGGTAGCACCAGAGCAGGTCGCCGACGCGCGGCAGTAACAGATAATGATAATCCTTGAATTCCTGGACGTGCCCGCACGCCAGGCTGACGCGCGCGCTGTCGGTCGGGGCCTTGCGCGGCTTAGGCTCCGGCGGGCTTTCGTCAGGCTCAGGGCGGGCGGCATAGTCCGCCGCCGCGCGGAAGTCATCAAACGTCTCGTAGCCCGCTGCTGTGACGACGGCGACCTGGCCGTTGCCGAGTGTAACAAATGTGACGCCGGTCATGCTTGTCTCTCCTTTTGCTCAAGGTCGTGGCGGCGCGCTCGCCTTGCGGTCGGAGCGATGCCACTCAGCCAGCGCCGCGCGCAACAGGGTATTCTCCGTCCGCAGGCGTTTCACTTCCAACTCGGCGCGGTCAGCGGCCTCGGCCTGGACGCGATGCGACCAGCGGCAGGCGCGCAACTTGTTCATCGTTTCCAGGTAAGCGGCTTCCCAATTCGTCAGGTCGGCGCGCCGACCGTCGTCTTCCGGCTGGGTCGCGGGCGACAGGTGCGCCGCGACGGGCAGGCCGCGCGCGCGGATTTGCTCGGCCATTTCGGGATCGATGAAGGATTTACCAACTCCGGGGGTCATGGGGCAATCTCCGGATAATATTTGAATACCCACACGGTGATGGTGCTTCCATCACCGGGGTAAACATTCTTCTTACCGAAATCCCCCAATCTTTCCACCTTCCCAGTGGAAAGATTCATCCGATACGCCCCCTGCCGGTTCACGACTATCTTCACCCCCCCATTTAGGGGGCGATCAGATTTGTCTTCCACCTGTTCGGTGGAAGCATACCGGTAATAATACCGGTATGCTTCCCCCTCGGTCTCCCCCTCGACCCCTTCCACGGAACGCGTGCATCGGATGCGCGCGTTGTTCCATCTGTCCCCTAACTCACGGAGAAGACCATCCGTGAGTTCTTCCTTTATTTTTTCTTTCATAAGGGGGGTCATTTTGATTCTCCTTTTTAGTTGATCCGGCTCCCGCGCCGCCGAGCGGGGCTTTTTCCCGCGTTACGCCAATCCGCAGACTGGCGCGCGCCGTTCGTCGCGGGCGCGGGGGCCGGTCTATTCATTCGGCAGCGCCGCGCGCACCGCGTCCAGCGCCGCGCGCTGCTGCTCGATGATCTCATTCGCTACAGCTAAGTCGGTGCGCGCCTGCGCCAGCAGGTCGGCCAGCCGCCCGATCTCGGCGCGGGCCAGCGAAAGTTTCGCGGTCTTCTGACGGGTCAGGTCGCGCGTCCCGTAGAGCAGGCGTGCGATTTCGGCGCGGTCAGCGCGGGAGAAGTCGAGCGGGGCGGGGCGCGGGGCGGTCATGGTTATTTCACGAACCAATCAGCGTAGCGGCGGGCGGCCTTCATCGCGTAGGCCGCGTTGCGGTTTCTATCCTGCCGCAGTTCGCGCGCGATTTCGCGGATGATCCTGATGCGTTTCTGTTGGTTGGTCTTGTTCATGTCTCTTTTATAGCATGTTTCAACGGCTTTGAGAGATAGCCTTGGTTAGAGTTAGTTGGCGCGGAAACCGCGTTTCCGGGCTATCTATGTGTGCTAATTCCGTTCTATTTTCAGGCTTGACGCCCGTCCGTATTGCTTATATAATTATATGAAAGTTTATGAAAAGCGCAAGCAGGAAAAAGGTTAGAATCATGGCAAAGACGGAAAGGGTAATTCTGGCTCTGGAACCGGCGCTTAAGTCCGAAGCGATGGAAGCCAGCAAGGATAAGCGCGGCGGGTTGTCACAGGTTATACGCGAACTGTTGATTGAATGGCTTGCGAAACGGAGAGGCAAGGCGAAATCAAAATGAACGATCCGAGGCGCGAAGAAGTTCTCCGCTTGAAACTGGAGGGCTTATCTTACGCCAAGATTGCAAAGCGTTTCGGATTTACTCGACAACGCGCGCAACAGTTGGCAAAGCCAACACCTGAGGCGCTCAAGGCAGCAAAAGACAGAGCCGACGGACAATGCGAGAGCTGCGGAAAGAAAAAATTGCTCCATGGCCATCACCCGGATTATTCCGATCCAGAGTCAGTCATCATGCTTTGTACTTCTTGTCATATGAAATTGAAATCAAAATGGAATCCGGAAGATGATTCTTCTCTTATTTTTCCGCCAACGCTAGAAGATCAAATACCAACCAGAGAAGCTGCTCAATTGCTAGGTGTGCAAATGGGAACAATATACGTCAGCATGTCAAAAATGGTCGGTTACGTTGTGTACATTTCGGCTTCGCTCTGGTATTTTCACGCGCAGAGGTCATGGCTTACCGTGACAATCGAAATCAATGCGGCGTGGGCCGACCGCCGAAGCCGAAACGGAAATGAAACTTGTCTTAGTCGGGATGGGCATACAGGCGACGCTCACCGCTTTGCTGTCTGCTATCGGCGCGATCACGGTATCTCCTGAACAACAACTCTTCGCAGCCTTGATATTTTTTCTCGTGGCGTTGATCGTCGGTGTCGTCGAATTGACCATCCCGCTTATAAAATGAGTCATGTTGAACTTCTTCGTCGGCCTTATCTCCGGGATATATCTCGGATTCATCATCGCCCGCCGCTGGCCGCGCCTGCTCGCGCCCACGCGCCCGCTTGCCGCCGTGCCGCTCATGCGGTACGAATTCCGCCCGCCGGTGGCCCTAGTCGCTGCACATCACCGCGAGTTTTGGGTTTCCAGGACTCTCAAGTTCGTCCGCGCCTGCGACCGCGTGTCCGCCGCGCGCTCGGTCGCCGAGGGTCGCGTGCCGTCGCTGGAAACCCTGCGCCTGGGGATCGGCATGAGCAAGCGCGCGGCGCAGAAATACCTGGACGTTCTGGAAAGGGGCGGGATGGTTGAGATCGTGCCCTACGCGGGGGCCTATTGGCGTGAGCCGTTCACTCGGCGCTCCGGGCGGCGCATCATCGGCGCGGCGCTCACGGGCCTGCCCTACCCGGCGGGCGCGAGGCCGCCGAGGTTTTGAAATAATACAAAGGAGAAAAGATCATGTCCCAAGGTAGTTTCACTAAGCAAGAAGCCGAAGAGACGGTGAAGGCAATTGGAGAAATGTTCAACGCCATCCCGAAGTCGCGCCGGATGGAATACATCGGCCATTACAATGACATTCTGCTTTTCATCGAGGCCGCGAAGCAAGCCGCGCCAGATGATGAAAAAGAACCCGCGCAATCTGAAGCGAAGTAAAATGGACGCGCCGGAATCTGAGCGCGCCCACGGCGCGGCGCTCGTAGTGATGTGGCTGGCGGTCATGGCGCTCGACCTTTTGGCCTGGCTCGCCATCGTCGGCCTGGGCGTCCTGATATGGCGTATCTGGATTCATTGAAGCTCGCCTTCGCCGCCTACGGCCCGCTGTGCATCGCCCTGCCGCTCTATGCGCTGCTGCTGTGGGCGCTGCTGTGGGGGCCGGAGGGGGAAGACGACGATCTGCAATAGAGTTTGCTTTTCGTTAGTCCCCCATTTGCGCGCCGCCCGATTCGTGTTACACTCTAGCGCGCCTCCCCTATTCGGGCGGGGAGCGGCTGGGCTTCCCGCCCATTTGCAAAGGAGCATGACATGACACCAGAGAATCTTTCCGCACTTTCCGGCCTCCTGCTCTCGTTGGCGGCCTCCTACCTGCCGAAGTTCGACGGCTGGTACGCGGCGCTCGACGGCTTGCGCAAGCGGCAGGTCATGGCGGGCCTGCTCGCGCTTTCGGCGGTCGGCGTCGTCGCCAGCCAATGCGCGTCCGACTGGTCGTGCTATCCCGCGAACGCGGAGCCCGCCTTGCGGGCGTTCTTCACGGCGTTGGTCATCAACCAGGCGACATTCCTCATCACGAAACGGCGCGCGTGATCCATGACCGGGCTGGACTGGGCCGCGCTCACGCGGCTCGTGCCGGAGATCGCCATCGTCGCGGTGTTTGTCTTCTTCACCCTGGAGCGCGACAAGCGCGCGCACGACGAGTCGAAATCCAACCAAACGGAGTGGCGGCGCTTCCTGGACGAGCAGCGCGAGTCGTTCCTGGCCGCGCTGCAGGACAACAACGGCCTGTACCGCGAGGGCATGGGCAGGCTGGCCGAGGAGATCAAGGCGCTGACGCTGCAAACCAACTCCATGAATGCCATGCTTTCCATGCACGACCAGCAGGCGCGCGAGTTCATCCGGCGCGCGGAATCGAAATGACCGCCACCTAAAGGAGATAATTGACGATGCGTTTCATATCCGGCGAAGAAAAACATGTGGAGTTCCCTGAATTGCTAGACCGCCCCGCGATGATAAGTCTGCGCAAGCGCGGAAATTTCACGATCCGCAAAGCGGGACGGGATTTGTTGATCGAAATCGAAGGCGTTGATAACGACAAATCAACGTCGGATTCCGCTTCTACGATGGAGTGTGAATATTGCGGAAGAATCCCCGATACGGACAGCAAATCAAAGAGGTGTGCTGGTTGTGGCGCACGCCGTGGGGTGAAGGTTCGCAATGCTGAAAAGGAAGTCAAGAGTTAACTCTAAGGCAAAAGCAAAACCGCGCGGAAAACCTTTCACAGGGCGGGATGACCCACGTGTTAATCTCAAGGGGGCGCCCAAGCGCGGCGAGAGTTGGACAGAAATCATCAAACGCTATGGCGAGATGACGCCTGGCGAAGCCGCGCAAGAGTCAATGGAATTGGCGCGAAAACTCTTGTCCATTGGCGAAGGGGTGACACTCAAACAAGCCGTCGTGTTGCGAGTCTATGCGGCGCTTCTTTTTGAACCCCAAGCAAGTTTGCTCAATGCGTTTTTAGACCGCGCCGAGGGAACGGTAACAAAACATTTTGAGCACAGCGGGCCGGACGGCGGGCCGATCACCATCGAGCAGCTTTCGCGCATGTCGGAAAGAGAATTGAATGATCTACTCTCTGGACTCTTTGCTCGCGCTTCCACGTCAGGAGCGGGAACAGGCGGCGCTCCTGCTGGCGGAGAAGGCGCGCCGGGCGGCGCTGCCGCCGCAGGTCACGGCCCGCCTCCGCGAGCCGCATCCTGAGCAGCGGCGTTTTATCGAGAGCGCCGCCAAGCGCAAGGTGATCCGCGCCGGGCGGCGCGGCGGCAAGACCGTCGGCGTCGCCATTCTCGCGGTGCGGGAGTTCCTGGCCGGTCGGCGCATCCTGTACGCGACGCCGACGCAGGAGCAGCTCGACCGTTTCTGGCACGAGGTCAAGGCCGCCCTGCAAGCGCCGATTGACGCGGGCCGACTTTATAAAAATGAGACGCTGCACATCATCGAGCGGGTCGGCACAGAGAACCGTATCCGCGCCAAAAGCGCCTGGAACGCCGACACGTTGCGGGGAGACTATGCCGATCTTTTGCTGTTGGATGAATATCAATTGATGGCGGAGGATGCCTGGGGCAATGTCGGCGCGCCGATGCTCCTGGATAATGACGGCGACGCGGTATTCGTTTACACGCCGCCTTCACTGCACAGCCGCAGCGTGAGCAAGGCGCGCGACAAGCGCCATGCGGCCAAACTCTACAAGCGCGCGGAAAAAGATAAACGTGGCCGCTGGGCGGCGTTCCATTTCCATAGCCGCGCCAATCCGCATCTGTCGGCTTCGGCGCTGGACGAGATCACGGACGATATGACGGCTCTGGCCTACCGGCAGGAGATCGAAGCCGAAGACCTGGACGCCATGCCGGGCGCGCTGTGGACGCCGGAACTGATCGACTCCCTGCGCGTGGCCGAGGCCCCGCGTCTTACGCGCGTCGTCGTCGGCGTGGATCCGAGCGGGGCGGCGGACGGCAACGCCTGCGGCATCGTGGCGGCAGGCTGCGGGCCGTGTAATTGCCTGGGCTATCCGGAAACACACGGCTTTATCTTGGCGGATGGTACAATACAGGCCAGCCCCGGCATATGGGCGGCCGCCGCCGTCGCGCTCTATCACCGGCTCAAGGCTGACGCGCTCGTGGCCGAGGCCAATTTCGGCGGCGAGATGGTCGCGCGTACGATCGAGACTATCCCCGGCGCGCCGAGCGTGAAGCTGGTCACGGCCTCGCGCGGCAAAGCGCAGCGCGCCGAGCCGGTCGCGGCGCACTACGAGCATCGCCGCGTCCATCACGTCGGCCAGTTCCCCGAACTGGAAGACGAGATGTGCTCGTGGGCGCCGGGAACGGCATATTCGCCTAACCGGATGGACGCGTTGGTGTGGGCCATCACGGAGTTAGACCTGTCAGGAGGTGATGCGTATGGAGAAGTTGTCGAAGCCGCTCAATACAGAATTTCTCAAAGCGACTATTGATGCGCTCGCCGCGCTGCTCGATCCGATCTTCCCGTCCGTCTGGATCGCGCCGCGCCCACATACGATCGACGACGGCGCCGACTACTACGGCGCGGGCCGCGTCAAGCCTGATTTTGTGCGGCGCGATGATGAGAACTGGACAGGGCCGGCCCTGGATTAGGATGCCGAAGGAGCAGAGCCATGCGCCCATCGACGCGTGATTGAATTTCTTTCCGCCAGCATGTCGGCGGCCTGGCGCAGAGTTCGCAGCGCATTCGTTCGCCTGCTCTTGCTCTTCGCCGCCGAAGACCCCGGCGGCGCGGTCGCGCCTAATACGCAGACCTTCATTGATGATGGCGTAGACTATTCTATGCCGTTGGTCGTCCCCGAATGGGCCACGCCGGAGCAGAAAGCCGCGATCGTCAAGACCTATATCGCGGAAGCGGAATCCACGTTCCACTTCCAGTTCGACCGCCCCTATCGCTATTCTGAAAACCTGTCCCAGTTCCCGACCGCCGATCCGCTGCGCGAGTGGGATTTCGTCACGCGCAAAGCGGTACTGGCGCGCTGCCACATGGCCTGGGAGCGCAACCCGCTGGCGAACGCCGCCATCGCCCTGACGACCTATTTCTCGGTCGGGGATGGGTTGACCGTCACCTATCGCAACGAGCAGGTCGAGAAAATCCTGGAAGAATTCCGGCTCAATCCTGAGAACGCCGTCCAACAGTACGAAAAATCATTTTGTAATGATCTGCAACTTGACGGCGAATTATTTATCCGATTTTTCAAAAATGATGAGCAAGTCGTCATCGTTCCCCTGCCGCCCTGGGAGATCGACTGGATACGCACCGAGCGCGGCTTCCGCAAGCGCGCGCGCGGCTATCACCAACTCGGCGGCCAGACGGACGGCACGCCGGGCGATTTCGAGAATATCGACGACGAGATCCCCGCCGCCAACGTGCTGCACATCGCCATCAATCAATGCTCCTACGAGACGCGCGGGCGGCCCGAACTCTTCCGTATCCTGCCCTGGCTGCGCGCCTACAAAGACTGGCTCGAAGGCCGCGCCCGGCAGAACCATTGGCGCGGCGCGTTGCTGTGGTGGGTGAAGCTCATCGGCGGCACGCCGTCGCAGGTCGTCACGAAACGCGCGCAATACAAGCAGCCGCCGCCGCCCGGCTCACTAATTGTCAGCAATGATAAAGAAGAATGGTCGGAGGTCTCCAACAAGATCAGCGCAGCGGACGTGGCCGAGGACGGGCGGCAGATCAAAATGATGACCGCCATCGGCGCGCAGATGCCGGAGTACATGCTCTCGGACGGCGCCAACGCCAATCTCGCCAGCGCCACGGCACAGCAGCTTCCCGCCCTGCGCAAGTTCAGCCACTTCCAGGACATTATGCTATGGCAGGTGTGGCAACCGATCTATCAGCGCGTATTAGAGACCGCTATCGAAGCCGGATTATTGCCCGCAGAAGTCGAGGAACAGGATGCCGAGGGCGAGCCGGTCTTGGACGCGGACAGCGCGCCGAAGCGCATCCCGGCCATTGAAGCCTTCGACCTGGCCGCGCCCGAGCTTGAAGAAGAAGACCCCAAGACGCTCGCCGAGGCCTTGAAGATTGCCGTGGGTTATGGGTGGGCGAGCAATGAAACTTCGTCGGGCCGCATGGGCTTCGATTGGCAGATAGAGCAGAAAAAGATCAGGCGCGAAGAACAAGCTGACCTGGAGCGGCAGGCGGCGGGCGGCCTGGGCAGCGCGCCGCCCAACGGCCTACGGTTGCCGGGATTGGCGGAATATCCGCCCAATGGAAATAACGGCGCGCAAGAGATGGAGCAGGAAGTCGAGCGCGAGTCGCATCGGCAGGCGCAGGCCGCCGACGGCGCGCGAATGAGCGCGCTCAGCGACTCCCTGGCCGCCGTGCAAAAGGCGATGACGGTGCTCCAGGAGCAGGAGATCATCGCCCGCGCGCAATTGGCGCTCCCCGAACCGACGCCGCAAAAACTTGACCTGACCCTGCCGATCCATCTCAACGTCTCCCTGCCGCAGCCGGGCATCGAGATCAAGCCGCAGATCACCACCCCGGCGCCGGACACTCAGCCGATCGCCGACGCCATCGAGCGGGCGGTGCGCGACATTCCCGCGCCGGTCATCCCGCCCCTGGACGTGACCCCTATCGCCGACGCGCTAAAGGAGCAGCCCGCGATCGAGGTCACGGCCAAAGTCGAGATGCCGGTCGGCGTCAAGACGACCAGCGTCGTGCAGCAGGATCGCATGGGCCATCCCGTCGTGATCGAGCAGGTGACGCGGTATACGCCCGAAGATACGGAAGAAGAATAAATCATGCCGAGCATTCGCCGCGTAACGACCATCGGTGGGGAGATCGAGTATGCGCCCGATCCTGTACGGCGGATTACGACTATCGGCGGGGAGATCGAGTATGTATTGCCGCAGGTCAGACGTATCACGATGATTGGAATGATGATCGAATACGTGGAGGAGCAGCCGGCCGCGCGCTGGGTCGGCATGACGGACTATGCGAGGCCCGTGATGATCGGCGTCCAGGGCGTAAGAATTTACTGACCGGGGCAGACGGAGTCGGGAGGCGATGGCTAATTCCGTTTCTCACGCCGCGCTGCCCTATCCCGTGCGCGGCTGCCGTTTCACGGTCCTGATTCCATATCTGAACAACAAAGGCGAGCCCGAAGATCCTGTGGCGCCGGACACGGAACGCTCGATTGACGGCGCGGCCTTCGCGGACTGCACCGAAGAGCTGACCGTGTTGACCGGGAGCAACGGCATGGGCTATATCACTCTGACTGGCGATGAACTGAACGGCGCACTCGTCGGCGTGGCGGCTAAAGTCGCGTCCGGCCCGAAGCCTACGCTCTTGACTCTTTATCCGCACGTCTTGGCGACGCTCTTCTCCGGCACGGCCAGCGCGGGCGCGGCAGGGAGTATCACGCTCGTATCTCCCGCCCCGGCGGTCGCCGACCTGCTCATCGGCTGCATCGTGCGCACGACCGGCGGGACGGGCGGCGGCGGCGGCTCCGGTTCGCTCAACAACCAGGCGCGCGTCATCACGGCCTATACGTCGGGCCGCGTGGCGAGCGTGACGCCGAACTGGGAGACCGCGCCGGACGCGACGACGACTTACGAAATCCTATTGGCCGAGGCCGCCCTGATCCGCTATGCCGACGTGAAACTCTGGGCGGCGACAGCCACGGCCAGCGATGACGTGGCGCTCAAGGCCACGCTTGCGAAAGGCACAGACATCACCGGCTTCAATGATTTGGCCGCTGGTGACATACGGACGGCGGTTGGGCTGGCGGCGGCCAACCTGGACACGCAACTCGCAGCGATAGCAGGCTACATTGATACGGAAGTCGCAGCCATCAAAGCCAAGACCGACCAACTGACCTTTACCCTTACCAACAAACTTGATGCGTCTATCCAGGCGGCGGGAGATTTCGCGCAAGGCGCGGCGGATAAAGTTTGGCTCAGCGTCCTGGAAGGCGCGCATACGGCAGGCGACGTCCTGCGCATCGCCCTGGCCGCCGTCAGCGGCAAATCGAGCAAAGTCGGCAACGTGTTCAAATACCGCGACGTGGCGGATGCGAAAGACCGTCTGGACGTGACGACCGACGGCGCGGGCAGCCGGACGACCATCACGACGCGCGACGGGACGTAATGTGTTTGGGCGCGATTATTTTGCCGCCGACTATTTCGCGACCGACTATTGGTTCGGCGACGGCGACGGCGCGCCCGCTGAAGCCGAAGCGCCGACGGGCGGCGTGGCCGCATTGTTGAGCGGGCGACATGCGGACGCGGAGCGGGAATTTGAAATATACGATGAAATCCTGCTGCTTTTGCATTGATAGGAGCCAACAATGACGAGGATCTTCACCGACGGGGCGGAATTCCAAGACTTTCTTTTCTTTTCGACCACAGTCGGCTCGCCAGTAATCGATACGGCGGTTTTCCGCAGTGGCGCAGCCAGTTATCGCGTTCCCTCTGGCTCTGGCGCCGCGTCCCAACTGCAAAAAAATATCACCGCTCTGGCGGACGGTTATGGCCGGATCGGTTTTCGGTCCAGCAATACCGCCATTGCCGCGTCGATCATGCGCTGGTTCAAGGGAACTACCGATCTGGGCTCCATCCGTTATAACGCCACGGGCCGCATTGAGTTATATACCAGCACTGGCACGCTCGTAGCGACTAGTACTAATTCGCTCACCTTAGATACCTGGTACAACCTGGAATGGCGCGTCAATATCCACGACACCACGGGCGTACTGGAAGTCAAGGTAGACGGAACGGTTTGGGTTACGTTCAGCGGCGACACCAAGCCTGGCGCGGATACGACCTTTGATACGCTTATCTTTCGAGCGGGCGGTACGGGCGGACCCAACAATTACTATGATGACCTGGCTTTCAATGACACTACCGGCGGCGTAGACGATGGCTACCCCGGCGACGGCAAGGTGGTCATCCTGGCGCCCAACGCAGCGGGCGACGTGACGCAGCTCACGCCCAGCGCGGGCAGCAATTACCAGAACGTGGACGAGATCCCGCCCGACTCCGACACGACCTATAACTCGTCCAGCACTGCAACGCAATACGACCTGTACAACCTGACGACGTTCACCATCGCCGGCAACACCGTTCTGCGCGTGTGGGCCGAGTGCCGCGCGCGCGAGGAGACCGCCGCCGGAGATTCGATCAAGGTCGGTCTGAAGACCAATAGCGTAGAATATGCCGGGAGCGCCCAGGCGGTCACGTCGAGCTATGCGCGTTACGCGGGCACGAATTACGCGACCAATCCGCAAACGCTGGCTGCCTGGACGCAGGCCGAGATAGACGCGCTCCAAGCGCGCTTTGAAGTCGTGTGAGAATACATAGTGAGCATCCGGCGCGTCACGGTCGCGGACGCGGAAATCGAATACGCGCCCTCGGCGTTCCGGCGCGTCACGGTCGCGGACGCGGAAATCGAATACGCGCCCTCGGCGTTCCGCCGCGTTACCGTCGCGGGGATACAACTCGAATATACGACCGGGGCAGCCGCTGGCACGGCGACCGGGTACGAAGCCCGCACTTTCGCGGAGGGCGCGCTGCGCTGGGTAGAAGCTTCTGGGACGGGCGGATGGACGACGGCCTCCGCCGCGCCCACGGCGCTCGTCGGATTTGTCCTGCCGGGCGCGGCCTACCGCAGCGCGCGCACGGTCGCGGCGGTGCTAGAACGCGATACGCCGCATCATCACAAACTCTTGAGCAACGATCCGGTCGAATTCCAGTTCACTTACCGGCAGGCGGTGACGGCCAACCGGCCCGATCCGGCGACCGGCAGCGGGGCCAGCGTGCCCAAGGTGCATTTCGAGATCAAGACGACCATTCCTGAAGCCCCTGCCTTCACCGCGCAGTATTTCCAATTCGAGCACTGTGCTAAAATAGCCGAGGGATGGACGGAGACCGAGCAGGGCAACGTCTGGACGGAACGCTGGCGGGCGCTTAGCATGACCGGGCCAACCGGAAGCGGTTATCTATCTTAGTCTAAAGACTATCTTCAGATAGGAGACAAGAGCCATGAGTGAGCCAAAAGCCAAATACACAATCGCCACGACCACGCGCACCAAGACGGTCAAAATGTGCGAGTGCGGCGCGACCCGCTTTCAGGGGCCGTTCACGCGCGGCGAGATCGTGGACGGCGAGTTCCGGGTGCTGGAGACGCTCTATCAGTGCGTCGGCTGCAACCGGGTCAAGCCGTTGACCCAGATCACGGATCATGAGATTGAATTACTTTCATAATGGCCCTGCCCGATTTAGTTACCGTCATCGCGCGCAATTCAGCCATCCGCGCCCGCACGATCCAGGAGGCGGAGGCCTATATCCGCTCCCGGCTGTGGGCGCTGGAAGAGTTGGCGGTCAATGAACTTTACGCCATTTACCGCGAGGCGTTCGAGCGCATGGCCTCGCGGCTGCGCAGCGTGGCGGCGCAGTACGGCGCGGGCGAGACCTGGAGCGCGTCCGATCTGGCCTTCCGCACGCGCACCGAGGCGGTTCTGGCGCAGATCGGTTCGGAACTGGAATCGCTCAACAGCGCGGCGATGGATGCGGCGTTGCGCGCCAGTGTGCGCGGCTACCAGGCCGGTTATTACGGCGGCGCATGGCAGTTGGAAGAAGGTTTGCGCACCGGCCTGCCGCTAGAAATTCCGATCCTGCCGACGGACGCCATCCGCGCCGCCATTCTCGAACCGTATATTGGCCTGACGTTCGTAGACCGCTTCCTGGACGCGCGCGGTGAGTTCGAGCGGATCGTCCGCCGCGCCATGGTTGAAAGTCAAATTGAAGGCGAGTCCATTTACCAGGCGCAGGTTCGCTTGGCGCGCGCGCTGGGCGTAGACATCTCCCGGCGCACGGCGGCAGCGCGCGCGGCGAACCAGGCTTATTTCTATCGCACCGAGTTGATCGCCCGCACGGAGATACTGCGCGCCAGCAACAACGGCGCGCTGGCGATCTATGAGCGCAACCAGGATGTGCTGCGCGGCTGGCAGTGGACGGCGACAAAGGACGAGCGCACCTGCCCGATCTGCGGCGCGCTGGACGGGCAGATCTTCCGTTTCGGCAGCCAGCACCTGCCGCCGCCGACCGGCAGCCATCCGCGCTGCCGCTGCACGCCGACGCCGGTCTTGATCAATTCCGCGCTGGAAGAGCGCATCGTCGGCGCACGGCAGACCTACCGCGAATGGGCAGCCGCGCGCGGGATCACCATCGCGCAGGACGGCGGGGTGCTGTACTTCCGCTCGACGCCGCCGCCGAAATCCCCTAGCGCAGATGCAGTCAAAGCCGCGCCGCATTTGTATTCCACGTGACTCTTTCGACGCTCCCCGCCGCGCCACTCGTCGTTTCTCCGACGCGCCCTCCTTCAACTGTCGCTCAGGGCTGGCTCTTGCAGCACCGCACGGGCAGCGGCCTGTTCGTCGTCAGCCAGGCGGGGACGCTGCTTTTCCGGCTGGATACCGTTTCAGGCACGCTCTTCGCCTGGGATAAGAAGGCCGGGCGCGAGATACCCATACGCTTGTCCGACTTGACAGGCCTCTTGCCGCCCGCGAAAATCTGACATACAATACGTCCGAGTTCCCTGGCAACGCCCGCCAGGGCAGTTGTGCCGCAGAGCCGTGAGCCGCGCCGGGATCGCTTCCGGGAGCGGCTTTTGTTTTGCGGAGCAGGGATTATGCCTTACAAAGTTTTCGGCTTATGCGTTCATAAACTAAACGCCGACGGGTCGAAGGGCGAGCGGGTCAAGTGTCACAAGACGCCGGCGGAAGCCGCCGAGCACGTCAAGGCGCTGTACGCCAACGTCAAGGATTCGGAGCGCGGCCTATGGCCGACTCTTTTAGAAGCCGTCAGCACCAATCAGAAAATGGATGCCGTGCGGCGCGCTTTTACCGAAAAGTTCAATCCGCAATCGGGTAATGCGATCCAGGCAGATTATTGCTATATCAAAGAGTTCTTCCTGGATGATGGCTATCTGATCGCGGAAAAGGGGGCTGATCTTTACCGGGTTGATTTTTCAAAAAGCGATGACGAATACAAATTCCCGGAAAAAAGCGAATGGAAAAAGGTTCAACTGACTTACACGGCTGAATCTAAACGGCTCTACGAACGCACTTATTCCACCGAACTGCGCAAGCAGTACGCCAAACAGGGGATCGCCATGCCGGACGGCTCGTATCCCATCCCCGACAAGGCCGCGCTCTCGGACGCCATCCAAGCCTACGGACGCTCCCCCGACGAGGCCACCAAACGCCACATCACGAAACGCGCGCGCGCGCTGGGCGCGGCGGCCATGCTCCCGGAAAAATGGTCTTCAGCTGCCGCTCAGACGGGCGCGAAGAACGCAGAATCTTTACGCACTGGCTATTTTGCCGAGCGGATCGATCTGCGCGAAAGCGAACTGGACGCGGCTGAATTCATCGCGCGGCGCGTGACGCTCATCCGGCCCGGCTTCTCGACCAACACGGACAAGGCGGGCCGTGTGCGCTATTACCCGCCTGAGACGTTGCGCCAGGCGGCCAAGATCTTCGAGGGCACGCGCGCTTATGCCGACCATCCGCGCCGCTCGGATGAGAAGGAGCTGCCGGAGCGCAGCATACGCGATCTGGTCGGCTATTACGCCAATGTGTCCGCCCTGGATGACGGACGGCTGGTCGGAGATTACAAGGTCGTGGGCGAGGCGCGGCAATGGCTGTGGCCGCTCATCACCGAAGCCGTACAACACAAGCCTGATCTGGTGGAACTTTCCATCAATGCGCTGGGCAGGACCCGCCTGGGCGAGGCTGAGGGAAGAGCCGCAATCATCGTCGAGAGCATCGTGGATGCTAACAGCGTGGACGTGGTGACGACCGGCGCGGCCGGCGGGAGTTTCGCGGGCGCGCTGCTTCATTCGGACGGCGGCGACTGGACGGGGAAACTGCTCGCCGCGCTCTCCTTCGACGAATGGCGCGCCGCGCGCCCAGAGTTTATCGAGCAGCTCAAGGGGGAATGGAAGACCGTGCGCGAGTCGGAAGCCGCGCAATCGCTCAAGCAAGAACTGATGGAAGCCAAACAAAAAATCGAGCAGCTTTCTGCCGCGAGCCGGGCCGACGACTCCGAGCTGGCGAATCTTCGCCGGGAGAAATTGGCCGACGGGCTGCTGGCCGAGAGCGGCTTGCCCCACAAACTGCGGGCGGCGGTGCGCCCCGAACTCTTGACCTGCGCCGACGAAGCCGGGATGAAGACAGTCCTCACGCGGGAAAAGGCGAAATACGACAGCCTGCCGCGCGTCCCGGTTTCGGTCAGCGGCGCGGGCCAGAAGTCCGGCGGGCCGCCAGACGCCGCGCCGCAACCGGTTCATCCGGCGGTCGCGCTCATGGGATTAGACGAGAGCGCAATGCCGCAACCAGGAGAATCGGCGGAAGAGTACCGGCTGCGTAAAATACGCGGCCAGTAAGGGCAGGGTAATCCTGCCCCAACATCGCGGAGCCGTGAGCCGGACGATGAGAAAAGGATACGGCTATGGCAACTGCGATTTTAGGCAATCCCAACCTGTTCCCGACGGACACGATCATCTACGGTAGCGGGAACGGGACGAACATTCTCACAAAGGGGGACTGGGTGCAATGGTCGGGCGGCGTCATCGTCGGCCTGAACACCCAGGCCAGCCCCGCCTTCCGGCTCTCCGGCATCGGCGTGGCGCTCGACCACAATCCGAAATACGACGACCTGGGCCGGGCGATCAACAACAGCGCGCTGCCCGTCCTGACGCACGGCGTGCTGCGCGTCTCCGGCGGCTCGGCGGCCTCGCTGACCGGCGCGCCCGGATACGGCGCGGCGGTCTATCCGGCCTCGACCGCTTCAGGCATCGTCGGGCAGACGGGCGCGACCGGCGTCGGCGGCGTATGGCTGACCGCGCCGCGCCAGGCCATCAGCGCCAACCCGACCGGGGCGGTAGCCTCGGGCGTCGCCAAGCTGGTGCGGATCGTCGCCGCGGGCGACATCACCGCCGCGCAGTGGGACATCCTGTTCGACGCGCGCAATCTCGCGGTGGACTATTACTAGGCCGAGGAGATGAGACCATGAATACACAGAAGATCATCGAGATCCTCGACCCGCAAGCCGGCAAGATCCGCGAAACGATCGGGCAGCATTACACCGGCCCGGCGCTGGACGTCGAGCAGCTTTTCGCCGCGCGCCGCAACGGACACCGGATCACGCTCCAGGAGGCCTCGACCACCAACGAATTCCCGGTCATCCTGCGCGACGGCATCCGCTCGATCACGTTCGACTCTTATGCCCGCGTCCCGACCACCTGGCAGGAATGGGCCATGACCATGCCCTCCGACAAGCAGGCCGAAAACTGGGCCGAAGAGAACGACATCGGGGAGCTGCCGGTAGTGCACGAAGACACGCCCTTCCCGGAGGCTAAGCTCGATCTGGATCGGACGCTCGAAATCCGCAACCAGAAACGCGGCCTGATCATCTCCGTCACTGAAGAGATGATCCGCTTCAACCGCCTGAACATCCTGAAGCGGCACGCCGAGAAGCTGGGCCGCGCGGCGGCGCGCACGCGCGAAGTGGCCTGCTACTCGGTTGCCACGGCCGCCGGGAACTACAACCGCACGACCGCCGACAACGACATCGGCAACAATACGGCGGCCACGACTTTCAGCGCGACCGGGTTGAACACGGCCTTGACCACGCTGCGCACCATGAAGGACCGCAAGACGGGGAGTTATCTGGGCGTCAACCCGGACACGCTGCTCGTCACGCCGCGCCTGGAAATGGCGGTCAAGCAATTGCTTTTGTCGCCCTTCCTGATCGGGCCGAGCGACGTCGTCACGGCGCAGACGTATGGTACCGGCACCACCAACCCCTTCCGGGGCGTGGTCAACCGCATCATCGTCAGCCCGCGCGTCGGCTCGTCCTACCAATGGGTGCTGATGGAAGCCAAGCAGGCCGTGATCTTGCAGGAGGTGGAAGGCTTGCAGATCCTGCAAGAGTCGGCGGGGCGCGTGGAGCACGAAGGGTACTTCGTCTACGACCACGTGCGCTACCGCGTGCGCGACTGGTACGGCGTCGGAATGCTGAAC